TAGCCTCAGTGTACTCTAAGCCCTCAGAAATAATAGGCATCCAGACGCCCACGCCTGAGTCTGTCGGATCAACTGGCGTACCGTACGTAGTTTCAAGACCAATCCATAGAGCACCATTACCAGCAATATCAGCATTAGGCATTCTGCTCACCACCTAAGCCAAGATCAGCAGCACTCACAGTCTGGTTAGGCTGTGGTTCATCTACAACAGTTTGTTCCTCGACAACAGGTTCCTCAACGACAACCTGAGAAAGAATGTCCTCAGTTTCACTCGGATCAAGAGCACTTGAACCAGAAAGAGTAATCATAGCATCATTATCTAAAGCATCCTCTAACGTTTTACCCTGAGTCATAAGGAAGTTGCGTTCCATATCTTCATCAACTTCAATAGTGCCGCCGTTAGGAATTGAGCCTAAACCAGCGATACCAAACTCGGGGGCATCTTCGCCAGTAGCAAAGTGAGGATGCTCATACTGAACCGTATAAGCCATTAGAACCTCGCTCTTGACTCTGCACGATAACCTAGACGAGTTACCACGATTGCACTACCCTTCGATACTCTAGGAGGCATAACTCCTGGACGTTCATTATCTACGTACCCTTGAACCAATCTTCCGTCTAATGAAAGGTTTGGACCCTCTAAGAACTGAACCACACTGGTCGCAAGCAACATATCGTTTAAACTGCGCGTCACGTATGATTCAGTCATGTTGCCGTGCATCACGTACATATCAGCGCGGATGATTAGTTCAAAAGTATGAGTTCCACCAATTTGCTTATCGAACGCACCAGGAACAATTTGCACAACCGGGTACTCGGTGACTAAATCCTGATCGTATTTAAGAATGCTCTCAAATGGGAGGTTACTCTTTTCTATAGCATCAGCAAGAAACTCGACGAGTTCTTCAGGACGTTTGATAAGTGTACCTGCTGCGACTACTTGTGGCATGAATTACCGGCCGTATACACCAACGAATCTACCTGTGCCGCGTTCTCTAATTGCGAAACCTCCACCGAATACTGGAACGGTTGTAAAGATGAGTCTATCGAGCCAGCGAATAAATATCTCTTCAATCTCGAGTATAGTATCTTCATCAGCACCAATGAACATACGTTGTGGTAAATTACGTCCTCTACCTCTACTCTCGAGTTCTGATGCAGAAACATCTTCACCAGCGAAATAACGTTCAACAGCCGCTCTCTGACCTTCATCTGTTCCTCTTTGGTGGTATTCGCCATAGAACGGTAATTGTGAGCTATCGAAGATAAGCGCGTGTTCTTCTATCAGCCAAGCATCTTCACTGGTTGCTGCTCGTTTTAAGTCTCCACTACGTTCGAGTATAGTTTCAGGATAACCCTGCCCAACCTTCTTCGCCAAGTAGACAGGATCTAAAGGCCACCACGGTTGTCCATACGGGTCTGATTGTGTGTCAAAGTGCAGTTCTGTGGAATATATGAATGCTGCTCTTGTTTCAGCTAATGGTTCTGCCCAGTTCTCAGTCTCATTAGCTAGTTTGAATAGTTCTTGTGCTATTAGTTCTGGATCAGGCTCCCATATGGCTACACCGAATTCTTCTCCGGTATCACCTATTGGGAATATACCCGCTATCTTGGGCATTACCCTTCCGACATTACCTGAACGCGACCACTAGCGGTAGTACCGCCAGTTGCGTCAGTAACCGTGATATCTACATGACCTTCTTCATTAGCCTGGAAATCGAGCTTACCAGTCGAGTCGAATGCGCCAGCACCGTCAGCAGCAATAACTGCCTTAGAAATCTGAACGCCACCGTCCCACTCTTCCGAGCTAACCTGGACATTGACGTTACCACTTGCTGTAGCGCCAGTCCCACTCACTTTGATTGTCTGCCCCTTAAGTACCTGAGCAGGCACTACAAGTGCAATTGCCATTATGCAAACTCCTTGTCCATCGTAAAGGAAGGCGAGCTATCGTTAGGCCAGAAGCTAAGTAGGTTAGCTCCGGTTATATCAATCGGAGTACCAGTATCATCTACTACTGTGATAGCGCCAGTCTGTATTTGTGCGATCTTTGCTATAGCTTCGTTATACAGTTCCTGTGCATATGGAGGTACTTCGTCTCCACGTTCTGAGTAGAACATTCGGTACATATATGCAGCCGCGAGACGCCCTGCAATACTCCTAATCTGCTCAGGAGTATTGTCAGGGCTGTCCCACGAATTAAGTACAGTTACTGCAAATGTACCAACTAACTGTCCTCGAATGTCTCTTAGAGCTTCGAGGTTAGGCTTTTGTGAGTTGGCATCATTAACAGGAACAATGTCCTGCCTAAGCCAAGCCTGTATGTCCTCTCTGCTCGCTAGCATTACTGGTTATTACCCGAGTTACCTAACAGTTCTGCGTTGATATCCCTCTCCTTGTAAATGTGAGTATCATCCTCACGTTCACCAGTAGAGGTATCATCATCAGTAGTCTCACTCTCACGCGGTGCCGGATCAAGGATAGAATACGCTTCCGGCGTAGCAATCGCAGTAGAGGCTTCGTAGTCCTCACGTGCCTTACGCAGTACAGCAGTTCTAACCGCTTCACCAGGCTGAACACCCTTAGGAAAGTCCTGCTCCCTAATGATGCCTTCACGCTTGAATAAGTTGTAATCACCTTCTGCCAGGTCACCTTCACTTACAGTATCACCGGGCTTGAAGGTCTTAAGACTACCATCTTCGTTCTTGTGATGGATCGGTGCCCAAACAGTACCCATTAGTATTTAGTCACCTCACCTTTACGTAACAGCGTTAACAGCGGTCTTGATAATAAAGCCGGCCATACCAGAAACGACCTTAAGATCATAAGACCAAGAGGTACGAACAATGTCACACTTACGATCGTTATCACGATAGTTCTCAGTAGGACGGACTGCGCCACCGGCTTCAGTGTAACGCTGTGAGAACGTCTTAGCGAACGTAAACGTCTTTTGACCAGGAGTCTGATCCACTAAGCCGATCCAAACGTCCTGACCCCAGAAGCTAACGATATTCTCCACAGCATCTAAGTTGTCAGACGAGTTGTACTTCGAGTCAACAACAAAGATGTTGAGATTAGCAGTTGCAGCATTCGGCAGACCCATAAGTGCCTGCCATGCCTCAGGATCAGTTAATGCAAAGTTCTGGAATCTACGAACAACACGAGGATGATTCTCGACTACACCAGTTGCATCGAACGGAAGGAAGATTGTGTTAGGCCACTGGCCCGTGTCCATGTAGATGCGCTGGAACGCAGTCTTGAAGTTAGCAACAGGATCGGAATAAGCGGTAGTAGGATCACCAGCGGTCACTAATGCGTAGTTATCCCAACGAGTACCAGTACCACCACCAGTAAGAGTGAGAACGTGGTTAGAAGGATATTGACTCGTATCACGGAATACAGTAGCAACCTTAAGCTCAGCTTCAAGAGTAAGTGAAGTCATAACATCTTCGGCAGCGTCACCTTCTGGATCAATCTGCAATGCACCACCGAAAGTGTTATTAGCAAGACCACCCTGACTCTGCAAGACACGACGTTCTTCATCGTAAATCTCAGCAGCGAGAGAATGTTCTTTCGTTGCGAATACGTCCTCACTCCACTTACGACCCTGAATACGGTTAGCAGACGTACCAGGTTCACGCCTCGAGCGATAGATTAAGCGGTTCGATCTATCGAATACGCGATAACGTCCACTAGGCGTATCTACAGGAGTCTCAGGAGCAAGACGATTCCAGTATAGCGTCTGATCTGCCCAACCAACCGAGAAGTTAGTTAAGATAGGATCGACGTATAAGCCTCTAGGATCATACATTATGCTAGCACCGCCCCACCATGCCAGAGAGCTACAGTACAATCATTGCCAGCACCACTAGCAGGTTCGTCAATAGATCCTAACACAGCATCACCAGAAGCAGCAGCCTTAGCACGACCATCGTTCGTAGTAGCAACACGAGTACCAACAGCAAGTGCAGCAGAGGCTTCAACGATAGCGCGACCTTCAGTAATTACGCTAGCGCCCTTTCCTCTTGTAATCTCAGCGAGTGAAACACTAAACATCGAAACACCGTAAGCCATTTCACCTGCGGTATCACACTGTTTAACGGTTTCACCATCGGATGCAGCAGTATCGAGCTTGACGAATCTACGCCTGTTGATGGCACTAGATGCGTTCTTGCCCTTTGCCTGATCCGGGTTAAACGTCGTAGGCACTATTCACCACCTTAATTAACCTATGGGTAGGTCACGTGTAGAGGCCCGTCTGAAGTAAGGCACTCCACCACCAGTAACAGGGATATTTGGAATTATTTCGTGAGTCAGAGTTAATCGCCTATCAGGTACAGAACCATCTTCTGCGAATGGTGGAGTATCTATCCTCCAACCATTATCCTGAGATAGACCATCTGCGCCTATCCTGTAGTCAGGTCCTTCACCTGGGTTAGCAAAATCCTCTGGTACTATCATTGAACACCTAGCCTAAGAAGTTGCGGAACCAACCGGCTTGTTAGTCTTGTATGCCTCATACAGTTCAGGATGCTTAACTGCGGCCTGAGCAACAGCAGCATTGTACTTCGTCATATCACCATTGAAGTCTGCTTCAAGAACCTTAGCAACACGATCCGAGAACTCCTTACGCACAGCCTGCGGAGTAGCACCTTCGAGCTTAAACTCAGGCTCTTCCTCGCGCTCCTTAGAGGAACCATGAGTACCAAAATCAACAATACCGTTATCAAGGATAGTATCAAGTACGTTCTTAAACTGTTCACGCGTCGGAGCACGATCGGAGAATTCCTTAGCCATCTTAGCAATCTCTTCATTCACGCGAGCAGAGAAACCGAGAGTAGTAGGCTCCTTCTTAGCATCGTCACCATCACCAATAGTCTTGGTGATACGACTGTTAATGAAAGCCTCCGAGAAACGCTTAGCCTCGTTCTCACGATTAACAACTTCCAACTTCTGAAGTCGCTCTGCCTCAGCAGGGAACATTTCCTCAAACTTCTTTCTATCGGAATGTTCCTTAGCAAGATCACGTAACGGACCGAGTTCGTCACCAAACTGCTTATGCTCTTTAACAAGGTTGCCGATATGAGCTTCGATATCTACGTCCTCAGCAACACCTAAGAGAGCACGAAGCTGTGCTTCATCCACTTCTTCACCACCTTCGTCAGTAATTTCCGGCTCATTATCAAGTACGGATTGAATCTCTATTGCATCATCAACTGTGATATCGAGCGCAGTATCACTATGCATCTTAGCTAGCAAAGACTTTGCTCTTGCGATTACGCGAGACTTTACGTCGTCAGGTACTTTAGCTCGCGGAGCTAGCTGAATGATCTTCGTAAGATGCACCTTGTCGAGTGATCCATCAGATTTCTTGAATGGGAAGTAACGAGTACCATCGGGAGCCTTATACATATACGCGCTGTCTGGAAGTGCCTTTCGCACAGCCGCAGTAAGCGCAGCATACTCTTTAGGCTCAATGCTGATTTCAGAAAAGTTGAGAGGAACCATATCACGAACATAAGGACGATTAGTGAGTGAGGGATTCTCAGGCACCATCTTGAATGTCTCACCAGTCGTAGGATGAGTCCACTCATCATAGTGCGAATTAGACATATAGAGCCATTCACCATTATCTATCTCAGCTCGAGCAACGTCGTTGAACTCCAGAAGGCCCCAAACACCATCTTCGGCAGCTATCGTGTTTCCGTCTAATAGCTCGCCCTTGCGCGCAGCAGTATACTGTAAGACCTTACCAGCAGCCTTGCCGCCCTTGGCCTTATCATAGCCGTGGTCGTACTCAACTGCTAAGTCACGACCCATGACCTTGTTATTGAAGTTCTTGACGAGTTCCTGTGCTACATCGTGATTAATCGTAGTATCAGAGAAAATAGGATGAGTCCATGAAGAATATGGGTACAACTGTACCCAC